TATGTACGAGACTGGCTCGGGAGTGTCACAAGATAAGACTCAAGCCCTTTTCTGGTATCGTAAGGCGGCCGAGGCTGGTGATGCATCCGCAATGACCAATCTGGCTCGTATGTACGAGACTGGCTCGGGAGTGTCACAAGATAAGACTCAAGCCCTTTTCTGGTATCGTGCGGCAGCCGAGGCTGGTGATGCATCCGCTTTTGAAGCTTTAAAACGTTTGGGTCAATAACCGTAGACTCACTCTAAACCTATACAGCCTCACCCCATTGCCTAACGTCCGTTTGGATTATTGCGGCCCGTCTATTTGCTTTTCTGGCTCTCCACGATAATTCGTAAAAGTAGACTTATGGCGAGAAGTGATGAGCAGTAATTATAGTAAGCAGATTCGAGCCGCGTCTCCCGCTCCAGGTCACGCGACCCGCTCCTTTAGTTTGAACGGGATGCGAACGAAAGAATTGCAATCGCCGTCAACACGGCGTTGTTGAGTGTGATCTCACTTTGACTCCCTTCAAAGTGATCGAAATGATGGCGCTGTTAGCGAGCGTGATTTCCCGGATGATCGACTGCAGGATGGCGCGCTGGTGCTCGAAAGAATGCCGCTCAAATTCCAGAAAGATATTCCGGATGGCCTGGAACAGGATGGCCGGAGGGATCTCCGGAAGTGGCTGCGGCGGCTGGGCCAGCGCCGCCAACTCGCGATCGACGGCGGCCACGCGTTCGATGCATTGTTCGCGGCTAATCAGACCATCGGCGCGCTGTTCGAGAATCCGTTCGCGTTTCGATTCCAGGCGACCGCGTGGATTCGCGTCCATTTTGATCTGAGGCGCAGCCAGTTCCACTTCGAGGGCGCGCTGCTTGATGGCTTCGAGCAGCGGGATCAGCCGTTCGGGACTCTGGAAGCAATCCTGAATGATCTCGACCACAGTCGCATCGACGGATTCACGCCAGACACGGCGCATGCCGCAGCCGATGCCGCTGGGATAACGGCTCGAGCAGAGGTAGGTATCGTGGCTCGAATTGCGGCTGCGCACCCGCAGATAACAGACCTTTCCGCACTGGCAGCGCAACAGCCCTGAAAGCAAGAACCGCGATGGCCGCTTCGTCCGGCACCAATGCTCGCGCCGCCTATCGAGAATGTCCTGGACGTGCTGCCAGATTTCGGCGGAAATCAGAGGCTTGTCGATCACCTTCACCACCAACGGCTGCTCACGGCGTCCATCGGGCGGATAAACGCGCTCGCCGAAGGCCCAGATCCGATTGCGGAGGGTATTCTTGACCCCCTGGTAGGTCCAGCCGCCGCCCACTTCGGCTGCGATCGCGTGCAGGCTCCAGCCATCGAGGAACAATTGGAACATTCGCGCCACACGAGAACAGTCCGGCTCCAGGTAGCTCCATTTCCCGGTGGCCTTATCGAAGGCGACACCGCGCGGCAGCGAGCGCGGCCCGTTAACATGCCGCCCCAGGTTGCGCTTTTCCTCTTTGCCATCCATCGAGCGGCGGCGGATCTCTCGCCATTCGCTACCAGCGCGCACGGCTGCCGCCATGGCGCGTTCCCAACCTTCATCGGTCCACGGCTCGATATACCCGTCGCGCACGGTCCAGAGGGCTTTACGCGCATCCTGGAACGCGTCTAGGATCGCGCAATCGCCGCCCCGTTTTGGCCGGAACACGCGATCCACGGCACTGGCGGCGACTCCAGCCACACCGGGTTGCTGAACGTCCCGCAGGACCTGCTGCACCTGCTCGTTGGTCAATGTCGCCGTGCCGGACACGCCGACCAGTTCCAACGTACGGATGACTTCCAGATTGTAGGCGCGCTTCAACCGCTCGATATCCGTCCGCTGCCGCGCCACGTCCTGCGCATCGGTCGATACGTGCAACAGCGAGATTACTCTAGGCGCGGGCATGAATTCGTTCCTTGTCCAAGCTGGTTATAGCCTGCGCGGCCCGGTTGCGAAAAACGCGGAGGTTGGCGACATAGGCAGTCGGAATCTCCCGAAGTAGCTCTGTCACTTCGGGCAGGGTAGCGACGGCCTGGCGCTGGAGTTTCCGCTTCCCGGAGGGCTGGAAGATCAACAGCCAATCCGGTTCGCGGCCCGGTTGTATATTGAATGCCCAGGGATGCCCCAAGGCTTCTGACATCAGCTTCTGGCGCTCCCATCCGAGCGCGCCCAAGTGCGAGACCAGGAGCAATCGGGTGACATCCTCCACGTCGAGGCGTGCGCCCCAAGGTAGACGCCGGCGGCCGGCAAGTAATTCCCGCATGTCAGCGGGATCGAGGCGCGCCCAATCCGCAGTCGCCGTCAACAGGCGGTCCGCGCGCCAGCGCCACAGCGTGCGGCCGGGGATCCTGCAGATTTCGGCAGCCTCCTCGAGAGAGCAACTTGTTTCTGCCATGCACGGCAGTTTATACCCGTTTGGGGCCGGAATGCAAGCGAAATGATTCTCAGGCGGTTTTCCGGCTGGGCGCGGCGGTCTCGGCCAGCACGGTGGGCGTGCCGGCGACTGCGGGCGTCAGCTTCACGCGCGCCGTGGTAGAGCCGGCCGCAGCGGCCTGCACCACCCAGCCGATGCCCGCGGTCCCCGCAAGGCCCACGACTCCGACGCCGCTCGTCACTACGACCTTGGCCACCATGCCGGCGGTCAGCGCGTCGGCCGGCGTCTTGGCGAGGTCGAATACTCCCTCGGGTGAGATCTCCACGGGCGTGCCCGCCGTCGCGTCCCAGGCGGCCACGCCGAAGATCGCGCCCACGATTACGAGCTGCCCGCCGGTCACGTTGGCGGGCGCGTTCACGGTAATGGCGTATTGCCCAGGCTGAACGAAATTCCTCATACACACCTCCTCATCGGCCACAGGCCGCGATCGTGTTCGATGGTGATGACGCCGGCGGTTGCCGTCCCGGCGGCCTGCGCGGCGGCGATGCTGAGATAATTCAGCGCCTGATACAGCTCGGCCGGGCGCGGAAAGGCCACGCGGCCCAATTGCGGTGTATCCACTTCGACGGGCCCGCCGATCAGATTGAGCACTTTGTCATACAGCGCGCTGAAGTCCGGCGGCGTGGATGCGGTTTTCACTTTCATGGTCTATGCTCCCGGATTGCGATATGCTCCCACCCAGGAAATCGCGCCGCAACCGAAATCTAATTGGCATAAAACTTCAGTTCCGTCGATATCCGATCCGCCGGCAAAGCCCACGCGGGTGAACACGCGCGGGCCTTCGTAGCCGCTCAAGTAGCTATATTCGAGCACCGGCACGGTGGCCACGTCGGCGAACAGATACCACGGCAACGTCTGATTGAGATGATCCAGGCGCGGATCGATCACCAGGCGCACGAAGTCTGTGTAGACGTTTACATACGAAACCTGGGTCGGGTAGATGGCGGCCAGGCTCTTTTGCGCGGTGGTCTCCTGTGTCGCCGGCACAAGCAGGTATTCGGGCCGCACGTCGATCGGCTGACCGTTCTGGTTGGTTTGCATGCGCATCGCCAAACGCGCGGCCGTGAGCGTAGTATCGGCGATCGCGCCGGCGGCCGCCAGGGTTGTTATGCGCCGCGCTAAACAGCGGGTTTCCGTCGCTCATCACGGGATTCGAGACCAGCAGGCTTGCCAATTGCGCATTCTCGAACTCGCCGGCCTGAATGGCAAGCTGCGCGGCAATGTCGTTGAAAACGCCCATGTCGTCGTTGACCAGCGTCTGCCGCGAGATGCCGAATACCGCCGCGAAGGCTTGGATCTGATAAGTCTCGGGCACGACATCGGCTTTGGTCGTGCGTTTGAACTCGCCATTGGGGTTGATGGGCATCAACTGGCCCTGCCGCGAATTGCGGTAGACGTGCTTCAGGCGGAAATCGTTCACGGTAGCGCGGCGCGCACAGAGTTTCAGACCGCTAGGAGCAATCTGATACGCGACCATGAGGAAGTTATTAAAGACTTGCAACAGGAAGTTGTTGAAGTCCGTGGTCGAGTGCAACGCGCCCCAACGCATGAAGATCTCGCTGTCGTTTCCGAGCGTGGATTCTCCATTCAGGCGCAGGAATTCGCGGCCGATGTCGGATAGCCTTCGATCGGCCCACGGCCGCGCATCTTCGCGCAATTTGATGCTGGGATTCGAGCGGTGCGCCATGGCATTGGCCATGCGCTCCATGAACGTGTCGCGCTCGTCGCGGATCACGCTGGCGCGGCCGTCGATGCGCGGCTGCGATTGTTGCAAATGGCTCAGCAGTTCGCTGCCAGCGGCCTTGAGGGTGATGCCCTCGCGCGTTGCCAGTTCTTCCACGAAATGGCCTCTGATCCCCAGCCCGTGGGCCACGCTGCGGATCTGATCAGGGATGGCCGCTTTGGTCATAGTCTCCTCGCTTTCCTCCTCGTCGCACTGGCAGTCCGGGTCGTCGGGATCGCAGTCGCACTCGTCCTCGTCTTCGGCCTCGGCGGAATCCTCCACCTCGATGGTGACGGCCCGCGTGCGCGCGCCGGATCAGCGCCGATAGCCGTGAACGAGATTTCCGCCGGCGTCCAGCGCGTGGCGGTTTTGGTGCGGTTGCCTTTGGCATCCTTCGCGGTCTGCCATTCCTGCACCGAATAGCCCACGCTCACGCGGGAAAGGATGCCGTCGGCCACGTCGCGCACGATGGAAGCCACGTCCGGCCGCTCACTGAAGCGCACGGTGGCGACGCCGCGCGCGCCGTCCACGGTCGGATTCTCGACTACGCCGAGAATCTGTCGCACGTCGAAGCGATCGTGCGAATTCAATACCGGCGCGCCGCGCAGCTCGTGCAAATTGACGGATTCGGGCGACATCGAAAGCCGTTCTTCAAACGGCCCCTCGAAGTCTCGGCGCAGCACGCCCGCGCCGGTCGACCAGACCACCTCGACCGTGCGCCGCTCGGCGTTGAAGGTGGCCGGCGTGAGCGTCGCCAGGCGCGTGAGCAGTTTACTGGACCGTTGGTGATGGTTGTGTGCCATCGAAGGCTACTCCACTCTGTTCTTGACCCTGCTGGGTCACGTATCGCGGATCAGAATCGAAGATCAGACCCAGGCCATCCGCGCGGGCGTTGTCCGCTGCTATCTGGCGGTCGAGCGCTTCCACGTCGATGCCCGTGCCGGACACGGCTTCCGAGCGCGACAGCAGGCCCGCGCGGATCTTCTGCACGGTGGATTGGGTTTCCATGCGGCTATCGAGCGTGGAAATCGGCGGCTGCACCCAGCGCACCGGCGCGGCCAGCACGCTCTCGGGCAACTCACCCGCAGCCACCATGATTCGGACCCACCAATTCCAGACCGGCCGGCAGAGCTGAAACGCCACCATCTCAACCAGCGGCTCGCAGGTGCGCTGGAAGGCCAGCAGGCCGCTGCGCCCTGATGTGAAGGTAATCTGGCTCAAATCCCCGCTGAGATATTCGTAAGGCAGGCCGAGCGCGCTGGCGATCGAGTGCAATTGCGTGGAGATAAAGCTTTGATAGCCGTGAGAGGGATCGGGCGGATTTGAAAATTGTAATTCGTCCCCAGGCCGCAGACGCACCATCGAGCCCGGTTCGAAAGACGTCTCGCCTTCGGGATTCACCAGAAACGGCGTCCCATCGGCCGAGCGGATGAAGCCGGCGAACAGGCTGCCCGTCCGGGCACGCACCAGGCTCGTTTCCATGAACGTCCCAAGTTCATAAAGCGAGAGTAGCGCCGGCGCAAGCCAGGTCGAGCCTCGCTCGAAGCCAGGCTGCAGTGGGCTGAACAGGTGAACCACGCGATCCGCGGGAATCAGTTGCGATATCGGATTTAACGGTTCCGCCGGCAATTTCTCGTACAGCCAATATCCCTGGCGGCGTCCCTCGGCGTCGTACTGGATGCCGTTGAGAATATCCATGGCATTATCGTGGCTGTAGTCCAGAAATTCGGATGCCAGAATCTGAATCTGCAAAGTCGGACCGGGCCGGATGAGCGCCAGCGCTTCCCCGTCGATGAGACACGCGCGAAAGGCGTCGGCCTGTTGGCCGTAGAAACTCGTGCGTCCGGTGAAGTCGGCCTCGTCCGTCCAGCGTGTCCACAGCGCCTGCACGCGTTCGCGCAGCGCCGGGTCGGGCAAATCGACCATGGGTTTTAAGCCGATCGAAATCACGTAATCGACCAGCAGATTCACGGCGCGTCTCGCCCAGGCGTTGTTTCTAGCTGTCGCGCGCCCGATTCTTGAGCAGGATCGGGTTGAGCGAAGTAACGAAGTTAAAAGGCGGTGGCCACCACTTACTCAGGCGCGTGCCGGCTTTCGCCGCGTCCCACGCCCACAGCGCGGTCGAGCTGCCTTGCGGGCCACCACCCCACCACAGATCGCTCCACAGCTGGCGGACCATCGTCGGGATGCGGGATAGCGCGGGAAGGTTCATTGCTTCAATTGCTTCCCATTCAGGCGGCCAAGCGAATCCTCGGCGTCCACCAGAAGTTGCGCGAGCAGTATGGCATGCGGGCGCGGCAGGCCGATCGCGCGATCGCCCACATGCATCACCACCGTGTCCAGCAGGGGATTTATGCTCACGCCCACGCCGAGGGGCTCGAGCTCGTCGGAAACGGCCTTGGTAATCGGTACGGTGGTCATTGCGTCCTCCGGTCGATCAGCAGCTCGCGGGTGCGGTCATAGGCCACCGGCACGGCGGCATCCAGCTCGGCCTTGGATGGCGCGAGGTCCCGTGCGGTTATGAGCAGTGCAAAGGCATAGGTCAGCGCCTCCTGATATGGCAGCAGAAAACGTGCGCCATTCGGCAGTATGGTCATCACCTGCCGGTCACCATCGGGAGTATGCGCCGCGCGCACGCGCAGCATGCCGCTCATTGGTCTGCCATTGGGCATCGGTCCACCAGGATTTTTCTTACCAACTCGAGAATTTCAGGAGCTGCTTGGCGAATCGTTTCGGCCACGGCCATCGCATCATCTTCGCGGACACCCGCATCGTACCTGCCCACAGGCATGGAATAACGCCCCAAATGCAGGGTGATGGCCAGGGAGATTTCAACTTGACCCGCGGCGGTATGGGACAAGAGCAGCTCCTTTCTTGCCGCTTTGTCTCCAGGGACCCGCGGGTCCGGGAGATTTACTGGCTAGTATAAACCCGGCGCGCGCCGAAGGCCACGGGTGACTGGCGATTATCGACTTCCGGCGCACACCGGAGCGTGAACTATGCCCGAGTATGTTAGAAATCCATCCACTTCGAGCGGGTCACGGCCGGCGCGCCGTTGGGCTTGGGTTTATCCACGGTAGCCGTGGATAAAAGCGGCGGTCTCAGCAACCCTTCAAACGAATCGCACCACGCGTTGAGATCCAGTCCCGCCAGCAAACGCGAGTGCAACGCGCACACGGCCAGTGCGCGGCAGTCGAAGGCTTCGTTGCGGTGCCGCAGGGCATTCACCCACTTCTTCTGACTCTTCTGGAATACCAGCCGCTCGGCGGTCAACTGTTCATACCAGCCGCGCTCACGCGAGAGCGGGAAGTGCATATAGCCGGGTCCGGGAGTGTCGATGCGCATGCGGTTTGCGGCCCACGCCTTCGCCTCATCACTCGACACCAGATAGACGGTGTGCTTGTTTTTGTCCCACGATGCGCGGCGCGGCCAGATCGGCTTTCCCCATCCGTTGGACAATCCTTTCGTCGCATAGATGCGCAACCCGTGACGGTGCCGGGTGAATGCCGTTACCTCGGCAGGCGCAAAGCCTGCGTCGATGCAAGCGACCTGAATCGGGAGCGGCATTCCGCTTGCGTGCTGCCAGGAACACGCCAGTAACTCGTCCAGCTTGCTCCAGACCGCGGGTTCGGTGATATCGCCATATAGCACCTGATAGTGGACACTCCAGCTTTCGCAATCGCGGCCCCAGCCCACGATTTCACATTCCAGGCGGTCGGCCTGGACATCCACGCCGGCGGTCAGGAAACAGCCGCCCGCCGGCACGGTTCCCTCTGCATACGGTTCGGAGCGTTTCATCAGCACGTCGGCTTCGGGCACCTCCAACGCTGGCGGCGAGTAAGTCAGACCCGATCCGGTATTGACAAACACACGCTCCTTTTCTGGAACGCCGTGCGCGGCCTCTGAGCGCCGCAATAGATCGCGCCAACTGGTCCACGGCGAGTACAACTGCGACAGATGGCAACCGCGCGTCTCCGGTTCGCACGCAGCCGTGGCGCGCCAGTTTCCAGCTTCCAGCATGGCCAGCTTGTCGCGCTCCGCGATGCTGCCGCCACAGACCGGGCAGGAATAAATGGCATCGCTGTCCGCGAATCGCAGCCGTTCGAATTCCAGAGTGATCGCAGCCGCACAGAGTGGGCACGGCACAAAGTAGCGCCGCCGGTCTGTGGCCTCATAGAGCCGCTCAATGCGGGAGAGCCCTTTTTCGGTCGGCGTGCTGATAAGCAGAATTCGTTTGGCTGTGCCGTAGGATTCGGCGCGGGCCTGCGCCAGATCACACGGATCGCCCTCGCCGCCCACGTCGCCGGGATACGCATCGACCTCATCGAGCAGGATGATCCGCGCCGGCAAGCTGCGCAACGATGACGGACTGTTCGCACCAGTCAGGATCAAGGCCGCGCCGCTCTTGGTGGCTTTGAACAGTTCGGTCGAGGGCAGTTTACCGCCGCGCGGCACGGCGGTAAGAGAGCGCAGCGCGGGCGAGAGCTCGAGCATTTCGGCAAGACGTTGCCGGCTGAAACGGCGCGCCATTTCGATGGTCGGCTGCACGGCCAGGATTGGCGACGGGGCAAGGTCCAGGTAATAGCCCAGTACGTTCAGAAGGAATTCCGAAGCACCCAACTGGGCTCCTTTCATCAGGACCACAGTCTGCACGGGGGACCGCGGCGAAAGTGCGTCCATCACTTCGCGCCAGTAAGGCGTGCGGATGGCGCGGTACGGCCCGCTCAGGCGGCTGGAATGGCCCAGGATGCGGTGCTGCTCGGCCCATGCGGTGATGCCGATATCCGGCGGCGGCGCAGCGGCGCGGGAGGCTTCTAGCAGGACGGCCCGAACGCGCTCAGAACTCTCCACGGCTCACCGCTTCAAGCAGATCGCGGACTTCGGCGTCTACGACGGTCCGCAGTTCCTCGGCACTGCGGCCAGCGCCCCGGCTGGCGATGCGGTCGGCCATGCCCAGCGCCCGGTCGCGCAGCGCGGCGAAAGCCTGCGCCCATTGCGCGCGGACCTGTTCGCGGTCCAGCAGACGGCCTTCTAACGCCGCCGTCTGCATCGCTCGCAGTTTAGCTAGAGCCTGTTCCTTTTCTAGCTTCGCCGTGGCGAGGGCAGAAGCGGTATCGGGCATGAGGCCATTGTGCCTCCCTCGGTACACGTACGATAAGATGTGCTGCTTTTGCAGCATATGCGGGTCTGTGAACCTTCGGCGCAGAGCGGGGCATCGGATCATCGGAGTATAATCACTTTCGTCCTAGAGATGGAGGAGACGGTCATGAAAAGCCTGACTGTTGCGAAGATTTTCCTGGGCCTGCTGTTTATGGCATGCGCCAGCAACGCTAATACCCTTTTCCTCTACCAGATCAGCTACGCTGCAACCAGCGGCCCGATCCAGAGCTTTAGCACCTCATTCGCGAGTCAGAATTTACTCACCGGCTCCAGTGGCGCTTTTGCGTTTGATCCGTTTACGATTACAGACGGAACAAACACTTGGGTAATGGAACAGGGAATCGCTACTCTTGGGGACGAAGGTGGCCAATGCTTGAATTTCGGCACATTAGCAAGTTTGTTTTTCGATTGTAGTGTTCATCTTGTTTCGGACCAAGAAGGAGGGTTTCTTGTATTCTTTCGCGGTTCTCTTCCGACACAACCAGGAACGTTCACGCCTGACGATGTCTTTGGTGCTTTCCCCATCGGTCCCCACACAAGGGAGATGTTCTTCGTGCCGGCCAACGGTTCGTTCAACTTCGAAATCACTCAGGTGCCCGTTGCGGAACCTATGAACCTTCATTTGTTCGTCATTGGTCTTGCTCTTACAGGCTGGAGGTCGCGCCGGATGCTCTTTCACTTCGCGACGCAGGCAAGTCGTCAAGTGTCCGCCGCGCAGCCCCTGGGCTGCTTTAGTGCCGAATTGCTTTCTTATGTAAGTACTAGCGTGGGTCAATTCAGCCGGGTTCTGCCGATCATTTTTGTCCATCGCTTATACCCGAAGAAACGATTGTGACTGGCGCGCCGCCACAGTCGTTGGAGGCAACGGGCGTTACCGGAAAAGTGAAATTTTGGGGCCAGTGAGTCGATGGCTGGTGCTAGCGGCCTGCCCGCGGATGGTCGGAGGGTCAAAAGATCGTTTGACGCCGGCCCTCCGCGTGGGGATGGCGGCACTGAAGCTAGGCGGCCGTGGTTCGAGACTCCACCACCCTCCACCCTCCACCTTATGGTCACCTCGTGTCGGGTAATCCCCGGATTTTCATTCCGTAGCTCTCAGGGTCGGGCGTGCGAACGGCTTTCTTCGTTTTCTTCGTAAAAAGACTTTCTTCGTCTTCTTCGTTTCTTCGTTGAGGGGGGGTATGCCACTTGTGAGGTTTCGTACGCTAGCCATATACCCCCCTTTACGAAGTAACGAAGGAAACGAAGAAAGCCCTCTCATATGGCCCAATAGCGGGTGCTGGCTCGCCCGCCGGTCTCCTCTTTCTCAGAGCGGATCAGTCCGCGCTCGGCCAGCACAGCTAGGCCGCGGTCGATCTCGGCAGCCGGTTTGTTCCGACCGAAGTGGTTGGTGATGTCCCACCGCGTCAGGCCCTCCGCGCCCGCCGCCTTCAGCGCTCGCCAAATCTCGTCC